AAGCATACAATTTGATAGATAAACTTCCGGATAAAGTAAGGTATATTGTAAAAAACCGTAACATAAATACAAAAACTCAATTTTTAGGTGAGTGTATCGAGAAAGAGATAGACAGGGAGATGAAAGCGGTTCTGCGGAGCTTTTCTATTGCTGGCGTACCGGAAGCGGAGGCGGCGAAAACGAAAAAGAAGAAGGACACACCCAATGAGTAAGAGGGTATCGAAGAATTATCACTTCCGAAAGTTCGGTGTCCCGACATACATCCGCAACGCCCTTCAAGTGCTAAAACCGCCCGAGGAATTGACGGTCAGCGAATGGGCGGAAAAACACGGTCAGCTTGACGAGAAGTCCTCAGCAATTCCCGGCGGGTGGAAGAACTCAACCACGCCCTACTTAGTGGGGATAATGGATGAGTTTTCAAACTTAGACACCGAAGAGATTATATTCGTAAAGCCCACGCAGGTGGGCGGAACTGAAGCGATGCAGAATATGCTCGGGTACATTATCGACCAAGATCCATCGCCCACGATGATAGTCTATCCGACAGACCAACTCGGAAAGACAACCTCGGTCAATAGACTTCAGCCGATGTTCGAGCGTTCGCCAACGCTCCGCAAGCATTACCGCCCGAGAGAATCCACCGACATAGAGCTTCAGTTCGACAATATGTACATCTCGGTAGCAGGTTCAAACTCGCCGAGTGCGCTTGCATCAAAGCCGATAAAATTCTTATTCTGCGATGAGATAGACAAGTACCCGGGCGCAACCGCAAAAGAAGCAGATCCCTACTCGCTGGCGAAGGAAAGAACAAAGACCTTCCAAAGCAGTAGAAAGATTTACACTTGCTCAACCCCTACGCTTTCCACCGGAAAGATATGGCAACTAAAAACCTATGCAGACGAAGAGAGGCACTATTTTGTGCCTTGCCCTCATTGCGGAGAGTACATAGAATTCAAGTTCCAAAATCTCAAATGGCCCGATGACGAGTCGGGGCTTGAGGTAGCCGACAGAGTCGAATACGCTTACTACGTCTGCCAAGAATGCGGAGGCATTATAACGGATGCGGACAAGGTGCAGATGAACCTTAACGGCAGATGGCAGACGGTAAGGAAGACCGGACAGATAGCCAAGAGCGTGTGCTTTTGGATGAATACGCTCTACTCGCCGTTCACGTCTTTTGCTGAAATCGCAAGGGCTTTCATCAACGCAAAGAAGGATGCAGACGAGCTACACAATTTCATCAACTCGTGGCTTGCAGAGCCGTGGGAAGATACTGCACTCAAAACCAACTACGAACTCGTGCTTGAAAAGCAGGACGGAATAAAAGAGGGCATACTGCCGGCGTGGACGAAGCTCCTTACTGCCGGCGTGGACGTGCAAGAAAAGTCCTTATTTTGGACGATACGAGCGTGGGGAGATTACGCAAGAAGCCACAATGTCGCCCACGGTCAAGCCCTCAATTTTGACGAAATCCACAACATTATGTCAACGGAATTCGCTACCGAGAACGGCGATAAGCGACTCGTTGATTTATGCCTTATCGACTCGGGCGACCAAACGGACGACGTGTACGGCTTCTGTGCTGACGAGACAGGACTCGAAGGCTCGGAGTGGATACTTCCATGCAAAGGCACGGACACGATGCTCAACCACTACAAGATAAGCTCCGTAAACAGACCGGGAAGCCGAGTGAACGGATTAAGGCTCGTATTGGTAGATGGCGGAAAGTACAAAGACATGATCGCCAACCGAATAAGGAAGCCGAAAGACCATCCCGGCTCGTGGAATGTTTACGAAGGATGCGATGAAGAGTACGCAAAGCAGGTAACCGCCGAGCATAAGGTAAAGGTCAAAGAGCAGAACGGAAAGCCGGTTTATAAGTGGCGTTTGAAACACTCGCACGGCGACAACCACTACCTCGATGCAGAGGTTTATGCGTTCTGCGCCGCCGACATTTTGAACGTGCGATACATCCATCTGAGAGCAGAAGAACCCGAGCAGACAACGCCTCAGCCCGAGCCGCAAAAGCGTGGAACGGACGAACAAAGCTCGGATTGGATAACCGGAGGCGGCAAATTCTAAGGAGGTAAAATGGAAGACTTAAAAGAACTCGGGCTTGACAGCGAAAGTCTTTTGACAGAAGTCAACAAGGAGATAAGAGCCATCCTTGCAACAGGGCAGAGCTACCGCATAGGCAACAGACAGCTCAACAGAGCAAGCCTCCCCGAATTGAGAGCGTTACGCTCGGAGCTTCAAGCCTAGATAGAAGCAGCCAACAATAAAGGACTGATCGGCGGTGCTTCCGTTGCCCGCTTCGGTGGGCCGAGGGGGTAGGGATGAATTGGCTTGATAAATTTATATCTTTTTTAAGCCCTAAAAGGGGCGTAGAGAGGGAAGCGCACCGCCAACAGCTCGAAGCAATGCAGAAGAGCTACGATGCCGGAGAGAACCTACGCAACAGAGATTGGCGACTGAGGAACATATCCGCAGAGGAAACAGACAGCCCCCACCGTGAAATTATACGCGCCCGAGCGAGAGACCTTGAAAGGAATTCAGACATTATGAATTCGCTCGTGTCGGCGTTTATGCGAAACGTAATCGGAAAGGGGATGACACTTCAAGCGAAGATCTACGAAGCCGACAACAAGCCAAATAAAGAGCTTGAGGGGGCAATCGAGAGCGAGTGGATAGAGTGGTGCAAAAAGGAAAACTGCGACGTAACCGGAAGCCAATCCTTCAAAGCATTAATTAAAATGTGCTTAATCAGAAAGAAGGTTGACGGTGGCATTATTCTTTTAAAATGCTTCACAAAAGGCAAGAGAATCCCATTCCAACTTCAAGCCATAGAGGTGGACGAGCTGGACGATGGAAGACTCACACCGAACACGCAGGGAAACACCGTCAAGGGCGGTATAGAATACGACTCCGCCAAGAAAGCCGTGGGGTATTGGATAAAGCAATATTCGATTGATGGCATCACGGAAGCGGACTCAAAGTTCTTCCCGGCTTCCCGAGTAATTTTCTATTGGACGAAACGCAGGCCTTCGCAGATCCGTGAAATGTCGGATATGACACCGTCAATGACGAGAATAAGGGATACAAACGAGTTTATGAACGCCGTACAAATCGGCAAGCGAGTGGAAGCGGCGTTCGGCGTGTTTATATCCCGACAGAACCCGACATCAACCGGAGGCGTGGGACGTGCGCCTTCTTCGGGCGGTTCGGAGAGAAAGACCTACGAAGACAAGCACCTCACGCCCGGGCTTATCCTTGAAGGCAACGTGGGCGACCAAGCCTCCGTAATCGATCCGAGAGGAAGGGGAGCGGATGCGGGTGCGTTCTCAAAATTACTTTTGCAATTGATTGCATCGGGGCAGGGTTTAAGCTACGAAGCGGTCAGCAGGGATATGTCGCAGTCGAACTACTCGTCCGCAAGACAAGGCATCATCGAAGACGAGATGACCTTTTCAGACGACATAGACGAGCTGAAGGCGATAATGTCGGAGATTTACGAAACCTTCGTAATCTCGGCCGTTCTCGCCAACGCTGTGCTTATTTCCGACTTTTGGGATAACAAGCGCAAGTATTTGAAGCACGAATGGATAAAGTCCCCCAAGCCGTGGATAGATCCATCAAAAGAAGCTACAGCAAACAAGACCGCCCTCGACAGCGGTCAAAAGTCCTTGATTGATATCTCGGCGGAAAACGGTCAAGATTGGCAGGACAAAATAGACGACATGATCGCAGTCCAAGAATACCTCACAGAAAAAGGTTACACGATGGAAGGCGGTGCATTAAAAAAATTAGTTAATAAATTAGTTAATGACGGAGGCGGCAATGAAGAATAAAAAGCCCAAAGATAAGAAGCCTATGCTTCGCAGTTTCAACGCCGAGATAAAGGCGCTTGAAGGCGAAAACAAAAATCGCTTCGAATTATCGTTCGCAAGCGAAGAGCCTTACGAGAGATGGTTCGGGATAGAGATCCTCTGCTGCGAGGAAGCAGCGGTGGACTTGGAAAGACTGAACACAATCGGCGTTGTGCTTTACAACCACGACCGGGATAGAGTTATCGGTAAAATCATCAAAGCGTGGGTAGAAGGAAACAGATGCCACGCCACAATCGAATTTGACGAAGACGAAGAGAGTCAGATTATCGCCGACAAGGTACGAAGCGGAACGCTGAAGGCGGTCTCGGTTGGATACATCATCAACGCAAGAGAGGAAGTGCAAGCAAATAAAACATCCGCAAACGGACGGTTCACGGGGCCTTGCGTAGTGGCAACCCAGTGGACACCCTTCGAGGTTAGCATTGTATCCGTTCCGGCAGACTCGACAGTCGGTGTCGGCAGAAAGCTGGAAGACGAAGACGAGACCGAGGAAGAATCGGAAGACGAGACCGAGGAAGACGGCGAAGGCAAAAAGCCCAAAAATAAGAAGCCCGAAACTTCCGAACCTACGCCGAAGAACGGCGACAAAAACACGAAATCTCTCCCCTCTGTGGCCGAGTGGGAAGATAAAATAAATAAAAATAAATTAAGGAGTAATATCTAAAATGCACAAGAAAGAAATCGAAAGATTACTGAAGGCAATGTCGGAAATTACCTCCCGTGCAAAAAGCGAGGGGAGAGATTTAACGGCAGAAGAACAGGCAATGCTCCGCATTTATCAGAGCGAGTACGATATTCATCAGAAAGCACTCGATGACGAAGCAAAAGCCGAAGAAACCCGTAAGGCGGCGGAGGCTATGTTACAGCGTAACGCTACGGTTAAGGAGCTGTTCAAGTCCTACGGATTTGAAACGGAAGCAGAGGAATTCCTCAAGAAAAAGGAATTCACGATGGAGGAAGCGAAGAGTGCAGTCCTCGATTTAATTCAGAAGCACGGCGCACCTTCGGCAAGTCGCATCACAGTCGGAGAATCCGGCGAAGACAAGTACAGAATAGCGGCGGCGGATGCGCTCGTTATGAAGGGTGGTCTCAGCCTTGCGAACCCCGCAGAAGGCGCAAGAAAGATGTCAAATATGTCCATCAAAGACCTTGCAATCGAATGCTTGGAGCGTGGCGGTCAGTTCGACTCCGCAACATTGCGCCATATGAGCAGAGACGAAGTGTTCGATGAGGTAAACAAAAGGGCATATCAGCCCAC